CAATGGAAACATTATCCTTAACATTATCTGGAATAGTAAAATCTAAATTATTATAATTAGAAAATTCTATTTTCAATGCTTCTTCATACGCCTTATTTTCTTCTGCAAAAGACATCATTTCTATTTGAGCTCCTGGTGACGCTTCTGTTACCAAATCTCCCAAAAGACATATTCCAGAATAAACAAAATTTTTCATATCTAATAAACCATTTGGCATTTCTTCACTATCAACTAAATCAACTTCAACGCTAACCTTTTTCTTTCCCCCATCTTTTTTAAAGATTTCCATAGCTTTAGGAGCGTATCTTTTCCAAATTTTTACAAGTACACTTAATGAAAGACGATTATCTGGCAATCTAATAAATTCTATACTATCTGGAACTACAAAACCAGCAATAAGACTATTGTTTGGATCTGTATGAGAATTAAAATCATCAAAAATATTATTTACATTATATAAAACTGGTTTGTTTTCAATTGTTTTAGCAGTAGCCATCAAAGCTTCTTCGGTACAAAATGTATCATTTCTACTTTCACCAGATGAAAACGCCCTAACTTTACCAGTAGCAAATTGAGAATCTGGATTCTCTTCAACAATATCTCCATCTTCAATCTCAAAATTTAAATGCTTATTCAATATTTTACCTCCTTCCTAGAAGGTAAAGATAGCTAAATTTTATTAGCTATCTTCATCCATAAAGGTAATCCTTCCAAGACTTTTTTAAGCAAATCCGTATTTACAAAATAATAATATGTTTCATCAACATTAAATACAGGAAAATGTTTCTCATATATCAAATACTCTGCTAGTTTCTTTTTGCACCTAAAACTATCAATAAAATTTTGTCCGTTGATAATCATTTCAAACCTAAATCCCACATCAATACAAATTTCCAATCTCCGCCAGTAATTTCCGCCTTGTCATTAAAATCAGATGCCTCCGCATATTCATTCTGTTGAAGTTTTATCATTTCTCTTATTCGTTCTTCAACAACTGGATTATTCTCATTAATGGATTGATTTTTTATATCGTTTAAAGATTCTGTTGTCAGCATTTCTCTATTTAAATATGCTGTAGCCACATCTAAAATGCTATTGAATGGAATATTGATTTCATCAATTTGATTCATTATCACATTGCAATTTAAATCTGTAAGCAATTCAAAAATAATTTTTGAATGTTCAGTTTCTTCATCATGTTGTTGCATAAAATGAGACGCTAGGTTTTCCAATCCTTTATTTTTTAAATAACCACAAATATAAAGGTAAAGATTTGCATTATATTTTTCATGTGTTAATTGCCACTGGAGAGATTCAACAATATTATCACTTATTAATTTTTTCAATTGTCAATTCTCCTTTCATAATTTTATCCGAAAGCAATCCAAGTAATAGTGTCTGTAGTAGCCAAAGCGCTTTCACCAGAGGCACTAGTTACTTTCAAATTACCAGAAGTAGAAACCACATAAAGCGGGATAGTTCCTGCGCTACCAGAACGACGACATTGTACAATATAACCTTTTTGCGCAATGCCAGTGGTCAAATTAACTTCACTACCAGTTGCTAATAGACTGCCGCTTGAACTAACCAAAGCGGCTTGCACACCAATTCTATAGATTTCATCACCAAGTCCTGTTTCACATGCTGAAGTATTCATCTTGTTAAGTTTTCTTGTGTTAGTTGCTGAAATAGTCATTTTTTTATTCCTCCATTAGTCTTATAAAGTCTTCATCTTAGGAGCCCAAGGTTTTATCCTCGTCAGGATGAAGATTAATACGATAAAATGCAAATTTTATTAGGTTTTATTTTTTCTTAGCTACATTAGATGCGTCACTTCTGGTTTGGTCGCCAGAATCACTAAGCGAACCATCCTTCTTTTTAGGTCTACCAGTTTTTTCTTCACCACCAGCAATTTGAGAAGCAGGAACAATTGGCGTTAGATTATCAGTCCAACCCATAGCCCTAGCTTCTTCTAGTTGTCTTTGAAAATCAAATGGATTCATACCAATGGCAGCAGCAATTTTATTTGGTAATACTATTCCACTAGTTATTAGTGTGGTTTGTTCATTCAATCTGCTTTCACGACTTGTAAAAAATTGGCTTCCTTCAAAATGCACTCTAAATTTAAAATGTTTTGTCAATTTATTCAATTGATAATTAAAGAATGCTTCGAATTGAGGATATAGAGAAAACATAAGTTGTTCATCTACATTAAGAGAAAGCTGAGCTTCAATTGCATTAGTTTTTACGTCAGAGGTAAATATTAAATTAGTATTTACACCAGATGATGCTAATGTATTTTTTAAGGTACTGTTATATAATTCATTTTCAGCAGTAAATTCTACTGGTTGCATATTCTCAAGAGGTGCTGCTGCAACCTTCATGCTCTCACCAACAGCGGCTTTAACTAATGCTAAAAATTTTCCTAGCGTATCTGGATTAATAGCAAATTGGTCTTTAACTTTAGCTTGCGCTTCTTTCAATGTACCAATTTCGCCAATAATTAATCTAGCAGCAACAGACATATTGATATTCTTCTGCAATGCCCTCATAAGTGGTTGTTGTATCAAATCTAAGAATAAACCAGCAAAATGAGGAACTCTAGTAGAAATTGATGGGTTGAATTTAAAAACCCAACCAACATCAGAAGGTATTTGTTGCCAATACACCCACGAAGAATTTCTTAAGAATGGAGCAGCAGATGGAGTATATTTATTTACATTATTTTCTCCCCAAAGCTCTACATATTTTTTCTTGAAAAAATCTGGATACATCTTAATATCAACACCTGGTTGTATGAACCAATACATATTGAAATCAAATTCAAATCCGTTTTTCCATCTACCAGTAATCATAGTCCATTCTGGCGAGGCTGGAAGTTCTTGCAATACCAATGAATCACCATCAAATCTAGGAGCATAAAATGCTGCTTCATTTCTCAATAATTCACCAACAACAGAAGAAAATTCTTTTTTATAATCAAAATTATCCACAAACTTTTTGAATATATCTAAGTCTTTTCTATAAGCTGGAGTCTTATAATCTTTTACATCAGCATTTATACATTCATAACTCATATCAAAAGCAAGCAAGTTTCCAAGATATTCTAATAGTTTCTTATAAATTTGAGATTGCGTTTCAAAATCTTGACTAAATTCTTGAAGAGCTATTTCGTTCTCTTTTGGATGATTCATAGCTTGAGTCAAAGCAGACTCAGTCGCTTGAACTGGATTTAAATTCATGTCCTTCATCCTAGAATTAATGAGCATAGGAGTAAGAACGGCGTTATTGTAACCCAACTCTCTTGCAAAACTTAAAACATCATACACCTCTGGTTCAGAAAGAAATTCTTCTGGTTTGGCAGTTATTTTTTTATTTGTCAAATTTTACCTCCTTCCGAGGCAAAGTTATATTTTGCCATAATTTTAAATTCATATTATCCCCATCCTTGTGTTAATGCGGATAAAACTTCCCAATCATCAGTATTATCTGATTCTTTCAAAAGTTCTTGGTCAAAATGTGATATTACCCAATTGGCATAAGAAATTGCAGAATAACGATCTTTATAGCAACCAGCCTTTTCCTCAAGTTTCGTTTTACCATTAGATAAAACCATATCAAGATTTATACATTCTCCAATAAATAAACCAGTTTGTACATATGGGTTTAAGAAAAATGAAAAGGCTTCTGAATCATTTGCGTCTTTTGTAAACTCATCATTATTTCTTATCAAGAAATCTTCAGCATCGCCATCTCCAATTAAAAAGTTCCACAACTTGTGCTGTAGAGACATTCTAAAAGAATATGCTATTTCGCTGTTAAGTTCTGCGCTAGCTTTTATTGGAAAAATTACTGGCTTTGGATTTAAACTTCTTGTATGATTTTTTCTTAGGTCTTCTCTGTCTTCTTTTACAAAATCAAAAACCTCATCTACAACACCAAGAGCATCGTAAGTTACTCCCCTATCTTCGCATATTGTTGGTTCTGTCAAAGAATTAAAAACACCAATTCCAGCATTTTGCATATCAAGACAAATATAGTCTGCTTCAAAATCATAAAAAATTTCTTTGATTCTTCTAGCTTGAACTCCTAAATCTCTTCCCCTATGGGATTCCATATAGGTCAAATGACGTTCATATCCCTTACCCAATATTGGTATCATTCTAATACAACCTGTAATGCTATTATCATTGGCTTTATTTGCTCTCGTAGAGACATCGACTGTTACAATCCTAATTTCGCCCTCTACCTTCTTCAAATCATATGGATTCTTTTTAGGATTATAATTTGTGTCTTTCTGCGGATAAAAAGCTCTTTTTAGATTTCTATTAAAAAGTATAGATTTAAAGAAACTCTTACCACTAGAACCACTTGGAATATTAAAATACTCCATTTGAATAGTGGCAGCATCCATATCTCCCATTTCATTTTTAATCATTTCTTCGCTTTTTATATTATGATAAATGGTTACAAAATAATCAAGCGCTAAGAAATTAGCAGTTTCATCTCCGCTAGCCATTCTTCTTATACAACTTTTTACGTAATCATACCAATATTCTGCTTTATACCAAGCAGAAGTAATATAAGAAATAGTACCCTCTTCTTTTAGTCTATCATCTTTTTCATATTTAGGATTATTTAAATATAGTGGATGACGCATGAATAAGAAAGGCTTAATAATTGGTTCTAATATTTCTTTTGGTACAAGTCTAGATTCTTCAATAATGATATAATTTGCACGATTCAAATTGTTATCTGCAAAGTTTTTTATCTTTGCATTCTTTGAGTTTTTTTCCTCAAAGTTCGGCATATCTTTTCATCCTTTTAAAAAGGAGTCGCGGACTCTTGGGCTTATTATTTCAAAGCCTATGCTCTGCGTGTGAATGTTATTATAACATCCTTCCACTCTGATTAGCGTCTCAGCTTTCCAGATTTATTCCGCAATCAATGATATATGTTACCATATATCGAGGCAATCGTTTATTTACTTTTATCCCATCCTTTTCGAATGTATTCAAGTAAACCCTTATTGGCAATATAAAATTCATGTTTCCTATCTAAATATATTGTAGAATTATCATATATATAATTAAAAAAATTTAAATATGAATTTCTTCCAGATAATCCAAGTTGATAAGAATTACTACTGGGCGAAGATTTACAAATATAACATTTTGCATTTATATTCTCTAATCTCACTTTTAAATTTTCCAAAAAATCAATTGAACCAGATGTAAAACTACATCTCAATTGTTTTGATCTCTTTTCTACATTTATTGTTCCATCTCCATCAAAAAAACCACGAATAAAATGTGAAATTAATTCGTCAGATAATTCTGGGAATGTTATTGACATAGATTTATTTTGATGAACTCCAAGCATAACCATCTGTTCAATAAGTTTTTTAGAATATAACCTTATCGAACACATTCTGTGCGTATTATCATACCCATCAATTTTTCTATATCTATCAGATATTATTAAATTTCCATCTATACAATCATTAAATTTTTCCAGATGATTTTTATCTGAATATTTTATTTCTATTCCTAAGCAATGACTAGTGCCATCTTTTGGTATATAAATATATCCGTCTGCATAAATAAAACCAAGCCAATAAGCCTTTTCTTCATTATCTATAATGTCAAAAAATTCTTTATTAAAGGAATATTTTGGGTCTCTTTTGTTCCCCAATTTACTCAATTTTACTTGTATGGCCTTAGGAGTTCTACCTATAACATAACCCATGTCTGAATTTGATTTTGTTTTAAAATTATCCAGAATATATTTTATTTCTTCTTCCGTCCATTTATTAGTATTAATCATTCCGCGTTCCTCCATTTAGGATTTAATAGTGTAAAATCTATATTATTGCCAATAATATTTATACCTCTCGAACTCTCGCTACTTGGTACAACTTTAATTGTACTGCCACAGTGGAATATAACATCATATGTATTCGCATTAGCAGTAATACTTTTTATTTCTCTAGCAACATTTGGGTGTTCATCTCTCAATGATGTTAATTTTTCAGAAATAATAATTCCACCCTGTTTGAGTGTTTTAGAACAACATATAACTTTAATTCCAGGATACAATACCGCTAAAGTTAAAGCCCATACAGCAATAATCCAACTTTTACTTGCTGCACGAGATGCCACTATATAAGCAAGATTACTTCTTTGTAATATCCAAATCATCAAAATTTGAAATGGATGTAATTTAATATCAAAATACATTTCAATAAATCTATGAGGATTCCTTCTAAAAAATGTTATCCATTTTTTATATTGTTCTTTCCTTGCATCGCTCAAATCTTCACTTCTAATCATATTTTTTGGTTTTACAAATAGATTTTGAGATTGCAAATCTTTCACAGCTTGTGTTTTGTATGGTCTTCCTGGCCTAGACATTAACTTACCTCACTTACACCAGAAACAAAATCCTCATACTCAGATTCTTCATCATCAGAATCATCTTCTGCAACATTAAAATCTCTAGACTGTGTTATAAAGTTCTTCAGTGGTCTTGTAACGTATTTCCTAAAATACCAACCAATATTATCAAAATCTTTGAATAGTTCTTTATCTTCAAAATAATCTGCTGGTTCTTTTTCTTCTATTATTTTTATAATACCAGAAAATGTTTCTTGTGATCTACCAGCACCAGCAGCATTTGCTTTAGAAGGATCGACTGCGGCTGTTTTCATAATATTTTGCAAATCTGTTACTAAGGCAGATGGAGTAGTTCCAGTTTCTTCTCTTCTCTTTTCTATTTCGAGAGATTTATGACAAATTTCTATAATTAATTTCTTTTCTGCTTTTGTATCACAACTGTTCGTTTTTTCCCATTCTGAATATTCTCTTTCAAGATATTCATAATCTTCAAAATTATAGTTCTTTCCCCACTTTTGTTGTAGTTCATCAGTAGATATATCTGATGCATCCAATGGATGCGCTACAGGCAAAATAATATGTGGTTCTGAAAAAGTCAAATCTGGTGAACTATCTTTATCACCAAAACTTGATTTCTGTGATGAAGATAATTTTCCTTTATACATTCCCATAACACTATTTACAGTACCATTATTTGCTTTTTTTGTTTCTATATGAAGCTCGGCAGCTTTCACCGCACCTTCATCGAATTTTAAATTTATTTTGCGACAGGTTCTCAATATTGCTCTCGCAACATCTCTTTCAGTACTAAAATAACCATCATATAACTTATCGCAACATTCTTTACATATTGAAAAAACGCCATTAGAATCTAAATCATCAACTGAGCTATAAAAATCTACAGGCTTTTTCATTTTCATACATTTCCTGCAATATACCAAATCTAACTCGACTCCAGTTTTACTTCTTGTGGTTTTCACCGTCCTTTTACTCTGTACCATAACCAACCTCTCTAATGAAAAAGGACTAGTATAAAAACTAGTCCTTTGTCAACATTATTTAATCTTTTCTTTCTAAGTAGTATTGTGTGGGTTATCTTTACCAATTTTTACAACAACCCAAATTTTACCTAATTTTAATAATTGATCTTTATCAATTTTAGCATCACATTTTTTACATCTAACCCAATCCCAACCCTCTTCTGCAATGCGAATAATATTATCACATTTATCATTAGGGCATTTTACTAGCATAACATCTTCGTCTGCTAATCTTTCCGCTCTAACCAAAGGAGATTCCTGTTCTGGCCAATTAGCCACCCATAAATCTGGAATTTGTCTAATACTAGTGATATCGTAATCAATTTCTTCTTCTGGAGTATCTTCAAAGAATACTTCTTCAATTAGACTTATTGCTTCTTCTTGAACATCAAAAAAGTTATTTCCACCTAAATGAATAATCCTAGAAACATGCTGATGCAAATCACTCGCATCCATATCGTCTGGCAATTCATCTAATTCATCTTCTGTGAGTTCTATTTTTTCTTTAATTGAAAATTCAATCTCATATATAAACAATTTATTATCTCCAATTACTAATATAAATAACTAAACACTTTACTGGCTTCTGACCTAACATTATCCTCTGACAAATTATCAAAGACAATAATCCCAACTAAAGGGTTGCCAGCAAGATTGTTAATAGCTCTTTTTAATCCACTAAATTTCTTATATTTATCTTGAGTTGTTTGTTCATAATCGCCAACAAAACATAGCACACTACCAGCAGAGGTTCTTTCGCCTATCATCTTGAATTGATCTTCAGTAAGGTCTTCTGCCTCATCTACAAGAATCCAAGAATTTTTTAAGTCCCTTCCTTTCATATATTCAGGAGAATCTACATCTAACATTTGTTTTTCAAATAAATCTTCTATAGTCAACATGCCCTCAAGATTATCTTCAAAAAATCCTAACCATCCTCTAATTTTTTGAAATTTATCTCCAGGCAAATAACCATTTTTTTCACCAACCGAAACATTATGTCTAACTACAAAAAATTTAGAATATAAACCTTTCATCAAATAATGCATCCCAAAAGTCATTGTAATTTTTGACTTACCAGAACCAGCACATCCTGCAATTATTTTTATTGGCACATCTTTATTGGCCAATAAATCACATAAACATTCTTGTTTTGGCGTCATTGGTTTGAAATCTTTTATTTTAGTATAAAGGAGTGGCACTAATTTATTCCCGTCCCACCTTCTTTTATCTACTACATCCCCATCTTTATTTTTTATTATTACGTATTGGTTGATAACAAATTCGTTATCCAATGTGTTCTCATATAACCTTGCCATACCTTCATCATCTAGTTGAATAATCGTGTATCCGTTATACAAGCAAACCTCCTACAATGATTTATTTTGTATTACAAATTACTATGAAGTTAACATAACACTGTTATATTCTTCTTCTGAAATTATATTTAATTTGGCATTCGATCCATGAAATTCTATTGCCGCTTCATTATAGGCTATTGCCGCTAATATTTCCGTTGGGAAACATCCAAGATATTGTTTTTCATTTTCAAAGAATGCTTGAGCCGTCCAAGAGTTGTTATCTTTTCTAAAACTAACTCCAACGAACTTACTAGAACTATTTTTATTATTTTTAATTCCTATTTTTTTCTTTGACATTTCTGATTTTTGCTCTTCCGTTCTTTTTGTGCCTTTGCCTATTTGGTTTCCCTTTTCAAATAAGCGCATTTTAGATAGTTCCTCTTCAGTGTGTTTTCTTCCAACGTTTCTTATTATACCTTTATTAGATGCTGAAATTTTGTCTCTTGTTTCTTGTTTTACTTCTCTTCCTTTTCTAGATTCACTCATTTTTTTCTTTGTCTCTTCTGTATGATGCTTGCCCTTCATAGGAGATTCTCTACCCATCAAAGAATCAGATAAATTTTTCAAATATTTTTCAGAAGTTTTTATTTCTTTCATTCTAGCAGAAAAGGCATCCCTTTGTTCTTGAGTATATACCCTTCTTCTATTGCTTTCTGCTATTTTCGCCCTTCCAGATTCACTTATATTAGTTACGCCTTCCCCGCCATCAGTTAAATTATAACCAAAATCTCTTTGATTAGTTTTATAAAAAGATATAAGAAAAATTTCTCTTTCATTTAATTTTTCTTCTTCGCACTCTTCTAGTATATAAAAATTAAAATTTTCTTCTCCATATTTTAAAAAAGCTCTTTGTAAATATTCGTTATAGTGTCCATTAACTCTCAACAATTTTAAATGGTCATAAAATCGATCTTTTATATTTATTGCTTTTCCTATATATTTTTTATTATTAATAATATTTTCTATGCAGTAAATTCCGCATATTGCATTTTTTCTACGTCTTCCCATTTTTAATTCTCCAACTCCAAAATTCGAGGCAAGAAGCGGGAGTATCGCTTTTCAATTGGGTAATTAAGCCAATCTATCTTGCCTCTTATTTCTATCAAGTATTCTTCGTCATACTCTTTCTTTTTTCTTTAGAAAGATATTGTTCTTGTGTTCTTCCTATTGCGTGGCAATTATCACATCGAAATGAGCGATAAAGCCCCGAAGGTGTTTGATATAGATTATTTATATATGTGATATGTTCGCTCCCACAAAACTTACATAGTGGTTCTTTAGAATCATGCCATAAACCAATATTTGGATGATTACGTATCCACGGTCTCAATACTAAGTATTGTTCCTGTAAGGCAACCACATCACCACGATTATAATCTTGCATATCAATCAAAGCCTCAGCATTACCAGAAACGGCCTTGATCCAAAGTTCCATACCTTCTGTCTCTTTTTTCCTTTCTAGTTCTAAACTATAATTAACGTAATCCATAGATTTAGAAGTAAAAGAAAAGTTTCTAGCGATTGTTTGGTACACATCTATGCTTTTATAAGAAGAAGGTGGTTGTATTCCGTTGACTATTGCCCTAGTATTAAATCTAGGGATGTCAAAAGAATTCCCATTATAGGTAATCACAATATCTGCCATATTTAAGAGATCATATAATTCTTGTACGATTCTTTTGTCATCGCCTCTAACGGCTTCTTTTGGCGTTAATACAGAACCAAAAACTTCTTCATCATATAACCATTTTGCTGCATAAGAAAGCATAAACCAATCATGCAATATTTGTTTTTTGTTTATATATTGCTTATTAATCCCCCATGAGGCAATTTGCAAAAAGCTAGTTTCAATATCAAAAACTAATATTTTTGGTGACTTATTTTTTTCAGTCATTGATCCAAATACAACTTCATTTTTGCTTGGGACGTTCCTACGTCGACGCTCATTTTTGAAATCACACCTTAGAGATTCCCTGTCAGGATATCCCCATTTCAATCTTAACGTTTCTAATGTCTCACCATTCGTATAATTTGAAACATAATGCGGATAAACATCATTAAAGATTTCTTCTCTCAATTTATATCTCCTCTATGCTTTCTTTATTTCTTTTGTTTAAATTTTTTGAAACCATTTGAGACATGGTTTCTAAGAGCACCTACCCCGACTTGAACGAGTAAAAATTACTAAAAGCAATTCGTTTTCCATTAAAACTATAAGTGCCATATCTTGGGGTTGGCTAAATAATTAACAATAAAACCAACCCCAAGACCGCGAAATTTCTTATATTGCTACTTATTAAGTATACCATACAATCCTTTTTTTGTCAAGGATAAAACACAATAAAATCTAAATTTTATTAGGTTGGTAAGTTGGCATACACCTGAAAACTTGTGGGAGTTGAATATCCACTAAAATCTGGCATCTCTAAATATGATTGAACATTATATACCCCCGCCAAACTTAAATCTCCAGTATTAGTACGATAATATAATCTTCCATCTTTTCCATTTGAGGAAAAACTTCCACTAGTTATAATAAGGGTATTATCAGGTTTTTCGATAATGATATTCTTTATTGTTGCAGAAGAAATATCTAATGCTCCATATCCCTCTCTTATCTCTAATTCAATAAGTAGATTTGTTGCTCCGATTTGAATATTATTACGAGTATTTGGAGTTGGATTCAATAATGGATTATAAATATCGCACCTCCTTTCTAATCATTCATTTTTATATATGAATGTTTTTCCAGAAATTGATTTATCTATTGCTGATTCTTTTTTATTTTTTTTGTTTATAAAC